ACGAGCGCCGCCTTGCTGGTATCATTGTAGACAAGCTGGACGATTTCATGCTGCGCCTTGGCCCGCAGGACGTGGTTGCTGGCAATCCAAACAAGGCCATTAATGCGCTGTTCAATGCCCGCTCGCAATGGTCGAAGCTGAAGAAGTCGGAAACCATCCAAGAGATGATGGAGCGCGCCAAGACCAGCGCTCCTCAGTTCTCCGGCTCTGGGCTTGAAAACGCCATCCGCACCGAGTTTCGCGCGCTGGCAAAGAACAAGAAACTCATGCGCACCTTTACCGCAGCAGAGCAGGCAGCGATCAAGCGCGTTGCGCGCGGTGGCCCTGTCGAGAATGCCATGCGCATGCTCGGTAAGTTCGCTCCCACGGGGGTTGTCTCGTCAGCCCTGAGCGGCGGCACTGGCTTTGCGATGGGCGGGCCAGTAGGGGCAGTGTTTCTCCCTGCGGCTGGCCTCCTTGCCCGTCAAGGCGCAACCCATCTAACCAAGCGCAATGTCGATATGCTGGATCATCTTATCCGGCGTGGCGGCCCCGCCTTAGTAAGTCCCAAGAGCGATTTCGCCCAGAAGGCGACGGAACAGCTTCTCCTGACTCAATCTGGGCTCGCGGGCGAGATGTTGAACGGGCCTCGCGAGCGTCCCATGCGGCGGCTACCAGAAACCAGAATAGCAGGACAATAAGCGTCCAATCGCCATAGGCGGCGAAGGACCACGACAGAAACTCGCCATAGCCCCACATCGCTAGAGCAAAGAGCAGGACACAGAGGCCGTAATAGGTGCGGCGGCTGACGGGGATTTTTCGCACTCGCGCAAGATAGCGCCTTTTCCTTTCGGGATCAATGACATGCCTAATCTTAGAAAATGGTCTCAGACGGCCAGCGGCAACGCTTCTGTCGCTGGCGGGGCCAACACCATCAACTGGCAGGAAGGCCAGGCACCCTCGACCGTCAACAACTCCTCTCGCGAGGAAATGGCGCAGATCCGCCGCGTTTACCGTCCCGATGAATGGGGCTGGGTGGAATGCTCTGCTACGGCCTCGGTTGCCTCACAGACCACATTCAAGCTGGCTGGCGATCAGACATCTGACTATACCGCCAACAGGCGCGTCCGGCTCACGGGCGGATCTGCGACCGTCTATGGCACGATCACATCGGCTTCCTTCACGGCCGAAACCACCGTCACGATCACCAAGGATTCGGGCTCGTTGTCGGCTTCGATGTCGATCGCAGCGGTTTCGAGCGCCTATGACAAGAATCTGAACACGCCGTCTCTGACTGGCAATAACTCCTGGACGGGAACGCAGGGCTTTGGCGCATCTGTGTCATTCAGCGCGCCCGTCACAATGGCGAGCAATCTCTTTGTCAGCGCCTCGGTATCTCTAGCCGGCGCATTCGCTCTCTCAGGCGACATCACCGATGCGATCACGGCGGACCAGAACGACTACGCCCCAACCGGACACGCCACGGCATCGACCATCCGTGTATCGTCTGACGCCAACCGTACCATCACTGGCTTGGCTGGTGGTGCCGATGGCCGCATTGTTCTGCTGATGAACGTCAACACGTCTTTCACGCTGACGCTCGCGTCCGATAGCGCCAGTTCTACAGCGGCAAACCGGTTTTACACCCCTGGCGATGTGTCTTTCGCCATCCCACGCCATTGCGGCGTTAAACTGAGATATGACGCAACCGACAGCCGCTGGTACGTCATAGAGGCTCTGCGCTTTGCCAATCAGAGCGCCATGGAATCAGCGTCAGCAACAGAGCAGGCGGTGTCTCCCGGCGTCCAACAATATCATCCCGGCCATCCCAAATTCTGGGCTTACGTGACGGTGAGCGCCGGCACCCCAACGCTTCAGACGTCATACAATGTCACCAGTATAACGGACACGGCTACGGGACAACTTACCGTCACCATAGCAACCGACTTTTCATCAGCCAACTGGGCGCCCCAGCTGACCATCCAGCGGCCGAACACAACGCAAGACAGGGCGAACCAACTCCATGGAACGGTCAGAAGCGGAGGCATCGCTGCCGGGACCATCCTAGTTGAATGTAACAGCGGCGACGATACGCCCGTTCTGACGGACCCAGCTTCATGGTCTGTCATGGGCCTGGGAGACCAATAAGATGACTCACAAAGGAAAGCCCGAAGTCGTATTCGTTGCGATTTCCCAACCTGACGGCAGCGTAGCGGTCATGCAGTTTGTAACGCTGGTGAAGCGCAACCCGGATGATCCAGGCGATGTGCGCGAAGCCACATCAGAGAACATCGAGGCCGAACTAACCAAGTCCGGCTTTGGCGGGATGTCATGGAGCATCATCCAGCCCGCTGACATTCCACAGGACCGCGCCCATAGAAACGCATGGACGCTCAGCAACGGCAAGATCACCGTTGATCCGGTCAAGGCCGCCACAATTGACGAGAAGCGAAAGCTGGACGCGGCGGTGGCAGCGGAAATCAAAGCGCAGCGCGAGGCGCTGGTTGCCTCAGTCAAGGCGAGGCTGAAATGATGAGCGAGGGAACGGCGGCGAAGCTTTTTCTATCGGGCACTCTAATCAGCTCCTGGTGGTGGCTTGAACCATTGCAGGCTGTGTCGCAAGTGGCGGCTTTACTTGCGCCGATCGTCGGACTGGGTATCGGCATTCTGACCCTTGTCAGGATGGTGAGGAAGCGAAGCTAGAGCGGGACAAAGCTCCCGAGATAGATCGCATATCCCCAGCCCAATAGGGCGAGGGCTCCGAAGATGATGAGCAGGGCGGTTTCGGTGGTCATCGCTTCTTTCCTTTCGCGGCTGCTTCCGCTGCAATCCTAACCATGCGGCGCACGGCCTCGGATCGCACCGGGATGTCTGGCTGCTCTCTTCGCCAATCGTCAACGAGCTGCCAGAAGTCGGCGCTCACTCGCATGTGAAGAATATCGTCCTTTTTCTTGTCTTGTGGCATTCGTATTTTATGTGTTGACAATGAAAATTTGTTAATACATATTATACGTGCGCTTAGGGATTCTTTCAAGCCCTAGCTTTCCGACCAGGACAGGGATTTCGGACATGAGAATTGCTGCTCTCGCGGCAGTTGCCGCTCTCGCTTTGTCTTCGCCTTCCGCCGCCATCACAGTTCACAACGACAACGGCGGCTATGTCTTTCAATACGCCAAGCGCTTTCAGCATGCGAAGAAGCCCATCCGCATCATGGGCTCATGCAAGAGCGCATGCACATTGGCTCTGGCCTATTCGTCAACCTGTGTCGGCCCGAATGCGTCCTTGACCTTCCATGCTCCCTTCGGGGCAGGGAAGCACAACGGGCGTATCGGGCAGTGGCTTATGGGCCGCTATCCCGCTGCGATCCGCTCATGGATCAGGTCAAGGGGCGGGCTGACCTCTAGAGCCATCACACTTCGCGGCGCAGAGCTTCGTCGTCTTGTTCGACAATGCTCATGAGGACACCCGATGGCATATAACCAGATCCTCGCACTAGGCGGCATTCTTGCCGCCTTTTGTTTATCTGGCGCTGCCCTTGTCGTTCTTCTCTACCGCGATGGCTATTTCCCGCTGTCGTGGCTGCCTGTCTAAGTGCCTACCCACACTCACCCCCCAACATAGGAACATCCCATGAAAGCCAAGCACTGGCTGATCGGGCTCGCATGCCTGGTCGGTATTCTCGCCCTCCTTGCCAACATCGGAGCCAAAGCGGAGGAAGCGAAAGCTTGGGATATTGCGTCAATGAACCGTCTCATCGACCAGACGAACTTCATTGTCGATGACAAGTGCTCGGGTACGCTGATCTCGGTCCAGCATCGCCTCATACTCACCAACCATCACTGCGTCAGCGATAAGATCTCCTCACGCGAAGTCGAAGAGACCAACGAAGATGGCGAAGTCAGCACCGTCATGCGCGAAAAACTGGAAGACGTTCCGGTGGCGCAGAACCACTATAACGGTTTCGCCAAGGTCGGCTCGACTTCATATGACACAGAGATCGTCGGCTACGACAAGAAGAACGACCTTGCCATTATCCAGATCAAGCAGACGTCGATTCCATTTACTCTGACCCCGCCCATGGCGGACCAGACCGCCATCGTGCGCGGCGAGCGTGTGTGGATCGTCGGCAATCCCATGATGCTTGAGGCGACAGTAGTGGAGGGCGTTGTTTCCTCTCTGCATCGCCAGCTCGAAGTGGGCGGCGACGACAAGCGCGATTACATCCAGTATTCGGGCGGAACATTCGGCGGCAATTCAGGCGGCGCGCTCTATAACGGGCGTGGCGAGTTGATCGGCGTTCCTGCTGCCGGTAGCCGTAGCGCAACCTTCATCGGGCTCGCTGTTCCCATTTCTCATGTAAAGGCGCTTCTCACCAAGAACTGCTTCGCCTCTGTGCATGACCGTTCGGCAGTCGGGTATGAGGAATGCAAGGCTGATCGCGCGAAGAAGAAGGCGGACAAGAAGGCATCGCACGAAGGAACGCGCGTCGTTCACCCGGTGGCGTTCGCTGGCGGTGACGGATGGGAGGGCCACGCCCCTCTCATCGGCGGCGAAAACGAAGTCATCACCATGGACTATGCGTCATGGTCCGCCGTCTTCCAGCGCATGATTGAGAAGGTGGCGCAGTGAAGCGCCACTTTCGCACCATTTCATGGATTTGGCACAGCCTGACCGCGATCTTCACCGCATTCGTCTTTTACCAACTGTGGACCATACCGCATGAAAGAGAACCGCAAGGCAGCTCTCGACTACATCTTCCGTCATGAAGGCGGCTATGCCGAACGGGCGGAAGAGGGCGGCGGTGCCGTCAATATGGGTGTCACCTTTGCTGTTTTCCAGGCATGGAGAAAGCTCCACGGCAAGCCAGAGCCGACATGGTCAGACCTCAAGGCGATGGAACGAGTGGAGGCCGAAGAGATCTACGGCGCACAGTATCTTGATCCTATCCACTTCGATGAGTTGCCCGCTGGCATAGACTACTGCGTCCTTGATGCTGCAATTCTCGGCGGTGTCACGGGCGCAATTAAGGTGCTCCAAACAGCCTTAAAGCATGAACCAGTAGACGGCCACTTCGGGCTGCGCACCCGTTGGGCCGCTCGCCATCGCGACGTGCCCAAGCTCATCGAAGCCTTTTGTGAGGCGCGAATTGCCAAGTACCGGCTTTTCCGCACCTGGAAGAAGGTTGCCAATCTCAAGACGGGCAAGACCTGGGGGGCGATATGGTCTGAGCGCATCAACACTGTTCGCGAGCGCGCATTGAAGATGGCAGAGGCAAAATGATAAAGCCGGTTTCCGTGCTCTACAAGCCGAGGAAGCTTTCTTACGGCGGGATCAATCTTGAAGTGCAGGGCTTCACCCCGGCTCAGTTCATCTACTTCACGGAAGAGATTGCCGCGAAGAAGATGAGCGCATGGCGTCCGCGCGGTGTCGTCCTGCATTGCACGGCCCAGCCCGATCTCAAGACATGGGATGAGGACAAGCCCAAGCGTGGCATTGATGAGGTCCAGCGCATAGCCAACATGATGCCCCGGTGGGCCAACGCTGGCTTTAAGGCATCGCCGCACCTGTTCATCGACCGTGAGGAGATATGGACAGCGACCCCCCTATGGCGGAAGGGCACCCATGCCAAGTCGTTCAATGCCACCTATTGGGGAATTGAGATCGTCGGGGACTTCACCAGAGAGACCTTGAGCGACGGGCAGCGCGACTTGGTAGTGACTGCCGCCGCAGCACTCTATGCAATGATCGGCCATGAGCCCACTCCGCAGAACCTGAAATATCACCGCGAAGAGCCGCGCGCCTTCAAGCCGTGCCCTGGAAACATCGGCCCCAAAGAATGGTGGGACAAGGCGATTGAGCAGCGCATGGCAGAGCTATTCCCCGGCGACGATTACCGACCGGGACTAACCCGCGCCTGACGGTCTCAGGCATCATCTGAAAGGACTGAAACATGACTGGTGAACAGTTCGGCGGACTCGTCCGCACGATCATTGCTGCTGCTGGTGGTTATTTCGCCACCAAGGGCGTTTTCGACGCTGAAACATGGACTGCCATTGCGGGCGGCGGCGCGGTGCTCGCTGCGGCTCTGTGGTCGTACTATGTGAAGAAGAAGCCGGCATAATGTGGCGGAAGTTTCTCTGCTTCTGGTTCGGCCATCAGTGGGACGATCCGCGCGAGCCTGACATGGATGACCCATTCGGGGGGGTTCGTCGGGTTTGTGATCGTTGCGATAAGACGGAGTGGTGGAATTGACCTGGCTTACCATTCTTCGACTATTGCTGTCTGTAGCGGACAAGATTGCCGACATTGTCCGCTCGCAGCAGCTCCTAGGAGCAGGCGAAGACCGGCAGATAGCAAAGCAGCTCGCATCAATAGCCGAGCGGCTGCAAATCTCAGAAGCCCTAGACGCAGAGCGAGACGCCATGTCGCTTGAGCAGATCAAGGATTCTCTGAGGGAGGATGCACGATGAAGCTCTATAGCACGGTATGCTTTGGGTTTCTTGTCGTCTTCTTCTGCGATGACAGGCCAACCGCCATATCTGACTTCTGCCAGCAGACTAAGATCATCCGACTTGATCGGGCAGAGCTTGACCGGATGACGGAAGAATCCCTTCGCCAGATAGACCGTCATAACTCCCGCTGGAAGAAGCACTGCACTAAGGCAGAGCGAAGGAAATGAGCTGGCGACGCAACAGCGAATTTCACCTTTCAGTGCGGTGCTTTGGTCGCGTGTAGCGCCGTTACGCCATCGCCCCACCTGTAGGCATCCGCCGCCAGCCCCATCACCCTACCACAACTATCGCGTATTTTAAATACGGGAACGTCATGCCGCGCAAAAAAGTGACCGTCATCGAGCGCAAGCTAAAGCGCGAGAAGGCCACTGGCCTCGCGTTCTTCGATGATAACCGTATTGAAATAGAGCCCCGCCAGAAGGCCAAGGAATGGCTCTACACCCTCGTTCATGAGGGCGTGCATCTGTCCTTCCCCGACGCATCGGAGGCCGATGTCATTCGCGCCGAGCGCATCATAGGTGATGCCCTCTGGAGCGCCGGAATCCGCCGCGTCCATTTGAAATAGTCGGCGCAATCGTAACCCCACTACGAATTATCCCCAATCCGCGAACTGAGTATAACGGCAAGGAGACTCCATGGCCGCTAAACCGCGTCCTGATGAGCTTTGTCAGCGAGCTATCGACATGCTGGCGATGCACGGCGGCAACATTCTTCGCGCCGCAGTCGCGGCGGGGATGCCAGAAGCATCCTTTCGACACACCCTCCGGGATGCACAAAAGCGAGGCATGAAGCCAACGGTTTTGGCTCCCCAACCAGAACTGCCAAAGCCCGACATAGCCGCTGGCATCCGGGCTATAATTTCCAAGCGCTCCGCAAGCCTGTCTGACCTCATGGCAGCTACGGGCTCCAGCCCCGATGCCATCCTAGCATCGATCGACCAACTGACGGCTGACGGCTACAATGTCGTCCGCTCCGACAATGCCTGGCAGATACCACGGCAGGCTGCGCAGGCGGCCTATGTCACGGGCGCCAAGGTCCAGCTCCTTTCCCGGCCCGACAACACCTTCCTGTTCGGCGCCTGCGGCGATCAGCACATAGGCTCGAAGTACTTCCGAGAGGATGTGCTTACCGGCGTCTATGAGCGCTACGCCAAAGCAGGCGTCCAATGCGTCTTCAACACTGGCAATTGGATAGACGGTGAGGCCAACTTCAACCGCTATGACATCGTTGCCCACGGCATGGACGAACAGCTTAGGCTCATGTCCTCCGTCTTCCCCAAATTCGATTTCCCCACTTATGCCGTGACCGGCGACGACCACGAAGGTTGGTATGCCCAGAGAGAAGGCATCGACGTTGGCAAGTATGCCGAGAACGTCATGCGCGCCGATGGCCACAACTGGCATGATCTGGGCTATATGGAGGCCCATGTCGAGCTGGTGAACGCCAATACGGGCGCTAAAGCCATCCTGGCCGTGGTGCATCCAGGTGGCGGATCGGCCTATGCGCTCTCCTACAAGCCGCAGAAGATCATTGAAAGCTATGAGGGCGGTGAGAAGCCAGCCGTCGCCCTTTACGGCCACTATCACAAGATGGACGCTGGCCTTGTGAGAAACGTCTGGTATCTCCAGACGGGCTGTACCCAGGACCAGACCCCATTCATGCGCAAGAAGAGCCTGGAGGCCCATGTAGGCGGGGCCATGGTCGCGCTTGAGCAGGATCCGAACACAGGGGCCATCATCGGCTTCACGCCCACGCTGTGGCGCTATTTCAAGCGGCACTACTATGAGAGCCCGCAGACCAATAGCTGGTCGAAGCACGGGGCTGTGAGCCCGCAGGTCCGCACGGTGGGGGGCTTATGAACAGCAAGTCCAACTATCAAATCGCCCTCAACAACAACCTTAAGCGCATCAACGAGACCATCCTGACGGACATTGACCGCATGATAGCGGAGCACCAGAAGGCCAAGGCCGACCACGAGCAGAGCATACAGACGCTCATGGAGATGAAGGCCATAGCCAAGGAATATGCCAATATTTTGATCTGCGAAGCGAACAAATGATTTCGTCCGTGGACGGATTTATGCTATAAGGAGCGATGATGAGCGACATCGACAAGATCCTGTCCACTGAGTTTTCCGAGCGTTTCATTGACCTCATGAAAAACGCCATGACGGTCAGCTTCTACAAGTACGGTCCCATTTCAGATGGCTTTCCGCACAAGGTGGACGCAGTCAGCTCCCTGATGATGCGTCTCGAAAAATATGCCGAGACGGGAAACACCGAATATCTGGTGGATGTCGCCAACTTCGCCATGATCGAGTTCATGCTACCGCGCCATCCAGACGCCCATTTCGAGGGGACCGATGATGCCGGGTCGCCGGGTCGCCGCACAGTCAGATCGGGTCGTGTTGACAAGCGGGACAATGCCTCCATCGACAAAAACCCGAACAGCATCACGGCACAATTCCGCTAACCTCGCTTCAATTTCTCCGCTCTCACAGTCACTTTCCCGACCGTGATCTTTTTCAAAGGCGAATCCCAACATCTCTGCGCCAGCTCTTCCAGATTCGTTACATTCACTCCTTCCGGTGCATCAATGTATACTCTGATGTTCCTGTTGAAGGGGCGATCTTTGACATAGACGATTTCGGTATAGCGGGGCATGGGATGAGCATGCCACGGGGAGGGGAGAAGGGCTAGGTGGGCGGTATAAGCTCTTTCCAGTGCGTCGGCTGGCCCTGACCAACAAACGGCCACCGTGAGACCAAGTAGCGCCCGACATGGAAGTCCCAAGTCCCGGAGAGCCACTGCCCGGCCAAAAGAATATCCTTGTCCTTGGGTGCCGTATCAATCAATTGCCAATCGCTCATCTCAGCTCCATCATGCCACGCATAGGAAGGCGCGGGAAGGGTTAGGACTCACAGAGAGAGCGGGCGCGGCGGAGATCGCCAACTGTGATTTCTGGGCTGTGGAAATTGAGATAAACGCCGATGTAGCCGGTTTCTGGCCATGGGAAGGTATCGTAATGGCTCGCTGCCTTCGCAAACGGCTCCAGCGCTTCTCTCAACTCCTCTATGCGCTTCCCCTGCGATTCTATGAGGGCGGCGGTACGACGAACAGCCGCTGCGACCGCTGGTAGGTTGTGCAGTTCGAGCAGGGTTGCGGCGTTCTGAAGCGTGTCCCAGGCTTCCAGTCGTCCCCCTCCCTCTGCTTCTACAGGAACGGGGGTGGCGGGTTTGCTTCGTCCCATGCTCCAAATGTGATCAGTAGCGACAACCTCCGTCCATCCCATGTCATATATGTAATTCTCGGCATCAATTTTTCTGGCAAAACGCAGGGCGCGGCTTGCGTCTTTTGTCCACCCGCCGCCATCTTCTTCCGTTGGGTCTATTTGCCACCATGACGGTCCGTCTTTGTCCAAAACGCCACTCCGCAACTCAGCGAGCCACCCTTCTTCCTCCTTCCCCTCCCCCGCAGTGGAGGCGGCGCGGGCGTTCCAGGCGGCGATGGCGTCAGCCCCACTCTTAAACTCGCCAAATGGCCCATTGGCCGAACAGTCCATGCAAGCTGCAACTATCGGGTAATCGCTATCGTAGTCTGGCTCGTCTTCTGCCGGGACAACGGCAATATCGGTCCCGCCGCAAAACGGACAGTTTTTAAGCGCTATTGCTGCTTCCGTCATGTGCGGGGCTCCTTCTGTTGGGAGGCGCGGGACTCGATAGCCGCTATTCTTCGCTGCAAGGCGGCGCAGGCTTGATGGTCCTCTAGCCAAGCCTCATAGTTGCGGCGCGACCATTCGCCCGCTGCATACCGATCTCCGGTCGATGGCTCCTCTTTCGGATCAATGAGGATTATGCCCGCCTCCTCAAGGATGCGGATGGCATGGGCCAGGCGCTTAGCTGTTTCGTCCTCAATCCGCAGGCCTGAGCGCTTTGCGTGGCTTTCGGCGATCTCTCTTATCCGCTCAGGCGTCATTCTCTTTCTCCATTCTTGAATGCCGGGGTAGCGCATGGGTCAGGGGTAGGGGTCAGTCGTCGCAATAATCAGAATAGGAACGGTAGACCTTCGTTCTTTCTCCGGTATCCGAATTAACCGCATACCAATGCGCGGGCGCAGGACCATCACCCTTCCATGCCGCCCAATCCAGAAGGGCTCGATTCTCAGGCGTACAGCCGTCCGGGTTTTGAACATGCGGGGGCCTTTCATCGCTCATGTTTATTTCACTCCTTCTCTCTGGGGCGGGGAATGGGGGAGGGTCATGCGGGCGCTTCTGGTAGCGGCTGCCAGTGGGTGACGTTCATGTAACCGCGCAGCGCGTATGGGCCGAATTTGCAGTCCTCCACAGCCCAGCCGTGAATGCCGTGCCCATGAACCGCATCAGTCCAGATCGCGCGGTGAACGCGATTGCACCATTTATGGTCGGTGCAGATCAGGACCGGCTTGCCGTCCCAAGGAGCAACGGATTCGTCTGGTCCGCTTTCGATCTTAATCCACGCGCTCATTTGAGTCTCCTTCGCAGGTCGTGACAATGTGTCCAAAGCCGCCGCAATGCGGACAGGGCCTTTCGTCCGTGTCGTCGTGTGGAAAGCCGCAGCCATGCTCATAGACGGTGACGCGCGCAACCAAGTAGCCAGTTCCCCCGCACATGGCGCAGTCGCGGAGTTCTTCTGGAGCGGACGTGATGTCGATCCCGTTCCCCATCACTCACCCTCCGGGCGGGTGGGAACGACAGCGGAACGCCACTGTGCCCAAAACGTGCCACACAGCGGCTCGGTTTCTCGCTCTGTTCTGCTTGGCTCAGCACAGAGCACCACAAGGCTGGTATTTCCGATGCGCGCAAAATACCGTTGATTTCCTTGGCTCCTGAGGGCATACGGACGGCCAATGCTGCCGTAGCTCAGTGGTAGAGCACTCCCTTGGTAAGGGAGAATTTCACGACACGCCGATATCGGGTTAAGCATTTGTCTTTCCTACCATATTTGCCGATTTTTTGCTAGCATTTTTGGGCCGCTGTGACCGTTTCGTGCCAAAAACATCTTCGATCACAGAGCGTGTGTCATCCTCAGTGTGAACGTAGGTCTTGAACAGGATATGCGGGCTCTTGGAGCCGCCGAGCTTCGCTGCCGTGCTCGCGTCAACCTTGTTCCGGGCAATCGTCTCAGTGAAGAATGAATGTCGGCCGGCTTGGTGCGGCTGGATATAGGGAATGCCCGCTCGCTCGCATGTGGCCCGCCACGGCTTGTAGATCGACCAGCGGTGGGCGTAGTCAAAGACCAAGCCAACGCGGTTGCCGTCCTTGTCGCGCTTGCTGTTGAGGTTCGCCAGCATTGCGACCATCTCTGGCGTCAAATGCGCCCATCGCTCGGGGAAGCCCTTGGCCGCCGGGATCTTCGCCATAGCCTCATTCAGGCGAATGTCATCCTCCCATGTCAGGGAAAGAACTTGGCTGATCCGGGCGCCCGTAATCCACATCATGAACTCGATTGCCGCAATACGCGGGTTCTCGGCATTGGCGACGAAGGCTTTCACCCACGCCTCGTTCACGGCGCGCTTGGCAGGCGGGGACTCCTTGAACAGCTTCACCTTGATATAAGGACACTTGCCCAACTCGGCACAGTGGTTGATGACGGCCCGCGCCGGGACGATGCCCTGCCGGTTCCATGTCGCCGGAGACGCGCCGGGATACAGTTCCTGCGCCGCTGCCCTGATCTCGCCAGCAGTAATTGAGACGACCTTACGCCCGCTGAAATGGCGCGTGAGCGGGATCAGATAGGTGTCCGGCTTTCCCGCCCCCTCGTACAGCATCACTGCCTCTGAGAATGTGAGCGAGACTTGCTCGCCATCGGTATAACGTTTCCAGAGCTTGGCCGCGATCCGCTGCGCGACTTCTTTTGCTTTTTTGCGATCAGATAGGCGAGTACTTCGTCGGATTCGCTTAAAGCCGGGAGGCTTTGTGTGAAACCACCAATTGGGGCTGCCAGCTCGGCGGTAGAGGGTATACAATTTGCCTTCTGCCATGTTTCCTCCCTCAGGGCATGCCGCAGCTTGGCAAGATCAGCGGCATAGAACACGTTCGCCCGGCCGCCCCGCGTATAGTATGGATGCCTCTTGAGCACTTCCGTCAAGGTCCGGCGCGACATGCCAAGATGCCGGGCCGCTTCATCCATCCCTACCGGAATCTCGCTCATCCTAGCCCTTCTCCACCGGCACGGGGTCGTCTCTGGATATGGAGGTCATGACTGCGGCGCAGGCTTCTTCGGCATGTTCTGGTCAAGCCAGGCTTCGACGGCTTCCAGAGACTTGCTGCCGATGCGCTTGGCTGTGTCGCTCTGAGCGGCCTCGATCAGTGCAGAGCCGCCGACGATGAAAAACACATCATTCTTGGAGGGCAGGAAGACGGCTATGAGCGTCCCGATCACTAGGAGCGGCACAGCAAACTTGTTGCGCCATCCGAGAAGCGTGGTGCGGCGCGTTTCCGCGAGTGCTACGTCCTCTTTTGTTGTCCAGGAGTACTTCTCGACTGGGAAGAAGGCATAGACTGTTGCCCCCACGGTAAACAGGCTAGGCAGGAATATGAGCGGGAATGACAGTCCATTGACTGCATCCAATCGCGTCAACAGATAAAGCAAAAACCAGTTATCCATTATCCGAATCTCCTTTGCTTGAACTTCTGACGGGGCATTGTCTCAAGAGACCCTGGCAAATTCACCGAAGTGTTCGTAGGCAGCCGCTGCATAAGCGGCATGAGCGGCCTCTGGCGACGGGTAGCTACCAAGCGATTTAGTCTTGCCGCCTACCGTGATGCGCGCCTGCCAATTTCCTGTCTGAGGCCGGAATCGTACACCCTTGAAGCCAACCGTTTTCCAGTGGCGCTTGTTTTGATTATTTTGAGTTGGCGTAGCTAGGCGAAGGTTGACGATACGATTATCCGATCTGCGACCATTGATATGGTCAATCTGTGCCGGTGGCCATTCACCATGTACATATAGCCACGCAAGCCGATGGGCCAAGTGTGACGCACCGTTTATGGAAATCATGCGGTGGCCTCTATTGCCAATAGAACCGGCGATTTGGCCTTGCTTGACCCCGCAGGGCCGGCTCGCCTTCCACACGAAGATGCCGGTATCGGGGTCATAATCCAAAAGTGCTTTTAAACACGCCTGTGATACTGGTTGCTCTCTCATGCCCATTTCCTTTCAAACCCACGGGACCGGATCTTCACCTTTGACCTTCTCAGTCCAGCCCGCTTTTCTTCAATGCTCTTGGCCTTCACAATCCTTGGCCCGTCTTCTTCTTTCGTGACTCGACGGTGGCAAGCCGGACAGATGCAACGGCAGTTGCCCAGGCTGTTATCGCCTCCAAGCGCGGCAGGGAGGTGGTGATGGTAATCCGGCCTTCGTCCGTCGAAAGGCTGATGACAATATTCGCAGCATCCATTGGCTCGCTCCCACGCTTGCTCGCATGTCTTCTTAGAGAACTCGGCGCGGACACTACGCATCCGCTTTCACTTTCTTGGGCGTGAGCATGGCGGTGAAAATCGCTATGTCGGTCTTCTTCTCGACAATGGGGCGGAAGGCTCCTTGATGGTAGAAGCACCTGAGCCCCTCAAAAGTCAAAGACGGGTAGCCATAATCGTGGACTCCTCGAATGACATAAACGCCGCCCTTCACGACTTCTGGCTTGCGCGATGGATCGGTCGTGTGCTCCCAATCGTCGCTGATGCAGACCACCTTCTGTCCAATGAAGAAAGCCATGTCAGGCTGCCTCCTTTCTTAGCTCGTGAACGTCTATCCCGAACTTCTCTGCCAGAAGCTTCTCTGCCCTTTTGAAGTAGTCTCGGAAGTCGGGCGCGGACATTTTGTTGAAAGCAACGGAATCCGGCACAAGGAAAACATCGCCGGATAGCGTCTTGAGCGGGGTCGTGTAGCCGAGGTCCATCTTGAGAGCCTCGTGAAGCTTCTCAGCGGTCGGGAATGCGTCAGTGGCTTCGACAACCCTTTGCAGCATCGACCAGTAGGCTTGGAGCTGGGGCAGGGACCGCCTTTGCTTTATCGTGATCTCGACGGGCTCGCCGGGCTTCAGGGCCTCGAAGCTGGCTATATCAGCGGTGCCATATGGGAACAGCGCAAGCGCCTTGCCACGGCCTCGGTAGGCTCTTATGGGGCGCTTGTCTTTCATTGCGTGGCCACGGGAACACATACGGTATGCCAGAAGCCCTCGACGCGGCCCCGAAACTGCTCGTTTAGCTGGACGCGGGCGTTAACACATGCTGACTCGTCATCCATCAAGATGACTTGAGGCTGAGCATTGGTGATAAAGACAATCAGGAGCCACTTTGTCATGCCGCCTCCTTCAGAGCATGAAGCCTGTCCAGATACTCATTGCGGATATGGGGTATCCACTCTGCCGGCAGCGCATTGATCGCCGCCTTGTTGATCGGATTGTCACCCCACATCTGAAGGTCTTCTAATGTCCTCTGCGCGCGGATCGCGGATTCGAGGAACAGATATTCAGCCGGCGCCTTGTTGGTGCCGCCCTTGTATTTGGGCTTGCCCTGTACGCCGTTAAGGTCATTGAACGGGGTGTCTTGTGTGCGCTCGTCGGGCTCATACACGGATGCACTGAGGCCGAGCTTGCCGTTGCCGTTCTTCGGAGCGGATTTAGCCGCCGCATTGCCGTCGTCGTCCTCGTCAGCCACGACGCCAACCGCAGCCGCCAGCGCAAAGCGTTTCGCGTAAGTAACGGCGCTGCCGTAGCCATGGCTGTTGGACTTATCGACCGGGATGGAGAACTCGCACTTGATCCATTCGCCGTCATGAGCGAGGCGCGTAACCAGGTGAAGCCGGTTGTCCTCCGAGTGCATGGGCCATTGCGTGACGGCCACGCCGTTCTTTGACAGGGCAGGGCGGATCGCCGCCCACACGGCGGTCAGGTCCGCATACTTGGATCTGAATGCGGGATTGACTTTATCCTTTGCCGCAGCCTCAATTTCGCCCTGCGCTTTTGCTAGAGCTGCATCGAGCTTGGCCGTGGTTTGGCTGGTCTCAAACATGGTCCACCTTCATCTGGTTCAATTCTTCGACCGTCTTTCTCAGCGTGTCGGCATGTTCATTGAGAAGGCACAGCAAGACCGGATCGCCTGCAAACTCTCTCATGTGCTGCCTGACATCGCAGATGGAGGAGAACAGGGCGGACTCGACAAGTTCATGAGGAGGAAGGCCGCGCATGTCACACTCCCAATCCTCTGTAGTAATCGCGCTGCGCCTGGTAGTGCTCGGAACGCGCCGTCTCTAATTCGCCATAGAGTTCGTCTAGTTGTTCTCTGGCGTGATTGCGGATGAAGTCTGGAACTAGCGGCTCATCGTTGCCGTCAAACTCAACTTCATCACCGTGAAGCTTCATCCACTTGAGCGCCACGGCCTCGCTTTCATCGGTGATCTTGCCGTTCTCAAGAAGGAAGAACCCAACCGTGTCGTCATCGACGGATTGAGCGGCCTTCTCGATGTCGCCCGCTTCGCAGACTGTCAGCTCGCGAATGACCAAACCGAACTTGCCGATGTTGCAGACATGGAAGTAAACGCGATCAGGGAATAGCATTGTGATTTCCCTCTGTTTCGTTTGGGTGAGATAGGGGGAGAGTGACCGAACCCACGGCATCGCTATTCGCCTCGGGCTTTCTTGAGGGCGGTGCGGGCGAGGCGTACAGCCTCTCGACACTTCTCAGTGAGAACGCTCTCGCTCATGAACTCGACCACGTCCAAGGCGTCGTCTATGAAGGGCATCGCCTCTTCCAGCGCCTCATACAGATCAGGCGCGGCGACTATCAGATTGGCGTTAGCGTTCAGCTCCTCGTCACTGCCATCATCAATTGGGCAGCGCGCAATCCCGGCGAATATCGCGCCCGTTTCCATCGTTCCATGCACAGAAAGGTGGCGATCATCGGTTGCGACTAGCCACCAAGGCCCAGGGGTTGATTTCAATTTCATTGCATCCTCCACCTCAGAAGAGCAGACCAAAAGGCAGGCTTGCGGCGAACAGAGCGAGAAGAGCGGGCCACAAGCTCTCTGGGGGCGGCGGCTCCCCGAAGACATCAATGCAATAAAATCTTGCGTCCTTATTCATCTCTTCTCTTCCCTCTAATGTGCTTGGGGATGGGGGATCACGGGAGGTTCACACCCTTGGCGCGGGCAAGTTGCCAAGGGGTCATGAGCGCCGCCAAAGCGCGAAAAGGGCTGCGAATAGAACCGCCGCGCCAGCAACAGCAATGCCGTGAACAGCGCCAATCAGCGTGTAGCCGCACAGGCCGAATATGCAGATGTGGCTTGCGATCATATTCCGTGCTCCAAATGGGGTTAGGAATTGGCTGCAAGGCTTGCCTCTTATGTGAGGCATTTTCTGCGCCCTGAACGGATTTGCCTCTTATGTGAGGCAGTCTTGGTGAGACGAAGTGGGTCATTGCAGTTTCCCGCTTCCGCTGCACTCATCACACACGCGCTCGGTGACGCCCTTAGCGTCTTCCGGCACCGGGCCAGGGCCGCGATAGTTCATCGGGAAGTACACGCTGATTGCGATGTAGCCGCTGCCGTTGCAGCGATCACACTTGGCGTGGGCCAAATCGGCTGCCGCTGCGCTGTAATCGGCCCGGGCGGGGCCTTCCCATGTCGGGGTCCAAGCGTAGTAAATCAGTTTCTTGTGGATGTTTGGACGTTCCAGTACGCGGGGCGAGTAATCTCCCCCGTCTAATCTTTGCAGGTGTTCTGGGATCTTCACGCCACGCACTCCCCAACCTTGAGAGAACGCTTAACCTTCATCACAGTAAAAAAGGTCGCGGGGCAGGATCGCCAAGCCGCACCCCAGGTTCGGTGCACGCTGCGAATGGTGCCTTTATTCAATCCGGCGATCTTGACTACAGCGTAGCGGGTCATTGCTCTTGCTCCTTATTAGGATGAGGGTGGACTGGCTTTCGCCATAAGCGATTGGATCAGTTCGATTGCGAGCGCCGCCGTGTTTGCCCGGACATACAGGCCCTCGTCGTTAAGCTTGCGCTCCAGAACGGCGAGCATCTTTAGAACATCGGCGGCACTGGGTTCAGTCATCCGCGTACATCCCGAAGGTGAGCCCCGACTTGTCGCCTCTGTTCGCACGGTCGGCAGCGGCTTGCGCCTCTTCCTTCGTGGCAAAGAACTGGTTGCTCTCGACAACCGACGAGGTGCCCGTTCCCAGATACTGCCTGATCCGGAAGGACTTTCCTGTGCTGACGGGGGTGAAGGGGTTCATTTGCTCGCTCCTTATTAGGATGAGAGCAGTATACACGCGGTTTGTATTTTTGCAAGCACGAAATACAAACTTTTGTTATTTTCTTTAAAAACGTTCGTTATGCTGTCCCAATAATGGACTTGCTATGTTCTTGACTTTAGGGGATATTCAAATGCCCCTGAGGCTGGGGGGGAGGGACGGCAAAAATGGCTGAAATACTGACGTTCGGGGGGAGGCGGAACCCCTGTGAATCGCCAAGGGTTAATGTGGAGGAAATAGGTTCCGCGATGGTTGCTATAAACCAGGAGGCGGCCCCAATGCCCAGTGGTCAAGGCCGCTCGAAGCGAGAGCGCGAGCTGCGGCTTCAGGCGGTGCAATTGGTCTCAATGTTGCCGGAAGACCCGGCTGAGGCAAAAAGAGTTCTCGACTACGTTCAAAGGATCGTGAACGACTTCGTGGAGAAAGAACGGATTTTAAATGTAATTCGACGTGGTGACTAGGCGGCCTTGTCCAGAAGATCGGCGATCTGGACCGGGAGGCCGGCCCGCTCGCCCCAATAGATCCAGTCCACCGTTACCCTAGTTTTCATCGCAATATGACGGGCCTGCGCGCTTGAGGGGACGCTTCTCCCGCGCTCCCAGTTATTCCAATGCTGGACAGTAATGGGCTTGCCCAGGAAGGCGACCATGGACGTCTGCCGGTCATGATCCAGGGCCTGGCGCAGTAGGCGCAACCGGGCTCCGACCTCTTCAGGAACGGGGCGAAGATTCATAAAATGCCTCCAATTTCATATGGATAGCATTATCCAATGCCCTGACATAATCTATCCCCGAAATTTTATATTGCCAGCAATACAAAGTTTTGTTATATTCTGCGTATGCAATCCTCCTTTGACTCCACCAGCGATGTAATCGACGCCCTTGGTGGGACATCTGCGGCAGCGCAGAAGATCGGCGTCCGACCGCAAGTCATCAGTCATTGGCGCGTCAAGGGGAAGTTCCCGGCCCATACCTATATCGCGCTCCGCGACCTCCTCGAAAAGGAAGGCATCGAAGCCCCCGACCATCTCTGGCGCATGCGCGGTGCCGCATGAGCAACAACACAATTTCCGCCCCACCCCAGGCGGAAGAGGGCGGATCACTCCCCACCATCCCCGAAACAGATCCGCCCTCGCTCAATCCCGAAGCGAAAGCAACTAGAGTCGAACCCGGAAACGCTGGAGGCACAGACGCCTCCGTAAGACAGAACAACGACCGGGCTGGTGTTGCGAGTAGGCTACCTGGCGGGCGGACGCCAGACGGGGAGGCGCATGGCAGCTTTAGCCACGCCTCCCCACTTTCATCGCCCTCAACATTTCCTGTGATGAGGCAAGCATGAGCGAGTGGCAGCCGATAGAGACAGCGCCGAAGGAAGGCGGATTCTTGGCCGCCAATTCCAAAGAGGTTTGGGCCGCTTGGCACTACGACAGCCCGCATTGGCATGCGCGGTATGGTTCGAGAAACGCCACCCACTGGATGCCACTCCCGGAGCCTCCCAATGCCTAGCCTATACACCGTCATTCTCCATCTCATGGCGCTCGGCTTCATCTTCTGGATGATTGGTTGGCTCAAGCACTTCATCGCCAACAGATACCCCAGCAAGCTCCGCAAGGCGCTGATGGAGGAGGAACAAATCCTCGCCGCAGAGACCACCATCCATTGCCCTCCGTCATATGGCTTGAGGATCGTGAAATGATTTCGGTCGATCCGGTGGCGCTCTTCTGCCTAATCCTCTTGAGCATGTTTTTCATTGCGAGTTTTCTCAAATGAGTAGGCCCACCGCCACACACACAGCGATGGGCCTCGCAGCGCGCGGGGGTTGGGGCTTAGCGCGCTTGCAGCCGGCGCGTAATGCGCTCGGCAATCAATCCGACTGGTTCAAAACTGTTTCCTCCCCGGCGCTGTTGCCCGTCCAAGACGACGCAACTCCCCAACCGCGCCGCAACTTGCGAGGGCTGCACGTCGCTACGCGACGCCCCTCGCCATTTCTTTCTGGTGAAAAAGCAAATCACCTTAGGCATCCCGGTCTCCTTGTCAGTGGTTCAACTCTTGGCGGAATTGAACATGACATGGAGATGTTCTGTGGTTCGAGAAAATCCGTCCGAGAGAGAGAAAATTCTTCCGAACGCGAGAAAGACCGTGAGTAGCATCGACAGCATAGCCGACGAGATGCAGTTCCGCGTCAAACGGTTGGCCTATCCAGGCGAGCCGGGGGAAAGCATCAAGTCGGTCCTGGGGCGCGTGGCAAGAAGGTCAGGCGTGACCTTCAACGAAGCAAAAAGGCTCTGGTACCGCGAATGGCGGCGCATACCGGCCGACATAGCCGACAAGATTCGAGAGGCTGAGAGGAAGCATGACGAGCGGATCGCCCAAGAACTCGAAACCCTCAGAGGGAGATACAAGGCGCTCTACGGCGAGGAAGATTTTGCGAAGATCGCTGCGCGACCTCCTGCACAAGACAATCCGACGATTGATGAAGTGGGCTGAGAGGATGAGTTCCTAGCGTCTGAAGGAATTGGAGCTTCCTTCATTCGCTTTAACTGAAACAAGGAAAAGCAAAGACTACCGACAGGGATTGAAATGGGAGAAGGAAAGAGGATAGCAGCGCTATTCGTGGAGACTGGCGGTGTTTATTACGGCCTGCCGGACGTAGATCCTTGGGACAAAGCCAGGGACGCGCGCGAATATGCTGGTCCTTATCCTGTCGTTGCGCATCCGCCCTGTGAGCGCTGGGGCCGCATGTGGTTCGGCTCGCCTCTCAAGCCCGATAAGACGAAGTATCGCCTCGGAAATGACGGTGGCTGCTTTCATATGGCCTTGGTCGCCGTTCGCAATTTCGGCGGCGTCCTGGAGCACCCGGAGGCCTCAAATGCGTGGCGCTGGTTTGGCCTTAACGAGCCGCCGCGCTACGGCGGATGGGTGCGAGCTGACTGGGTGGGCGGCTGGACCTGTTATGTGGAGCAGGGGCATTACGGCCATTCGGGGCGCAAGGGGACTTGGCTCTACGCGCACTCTGTCGAGCTTCCAAGTCTCAGATGGGGTCATTCAGGCCAGCGGCTCGATCCGGTTGCGGTTGAGCGCTACGGCTATGAAAAGGCGAGGCGCAGCGGAATGACGGGCCGCATTGGCGGCAAGTTCAAGAAGGATCACCGCTCGCGCACACCTATCGAATTTCGCGATCTCCTTTTGAGCATTGCCCGCTCTGCCAGCAAGCCAGCACAGGAGGCCGCATGACTCTCCGCGTATACAAGAACAAGCGCGATAAGGCAGAAGCTGACATAGTCGATGCGCTGAGAAAGGCTGGATGCTCCGTCGTCCGCCTTGATAGGCCCGTGGACCTTTTGGTCGGCTATCGCAGGCAGACCCATCTGGTCGAGATCAAGACCGGCAAGGGCAAGCTCACCAAGTCGCAAGAGGAGTTTCGCGTAACGTGGCGCGGGGCCTATTTCTACATCCTGCGCGACGTTGATGATGCGCTGAAGGCCCTGAAGCTGTGGGGCGCTTCTCCATCCTCCCTCCCTGATAACAGCGGGCGAAAGGTGGCGGCGTAGATGGGGAAGCGCTCCAAATTCGAGCGGAGAGAACGGGATTATTACCGCACATGGGATCCCCGTGCGGTTCCTCCCTTGCTCGCTCACCTGGAGCCGCAGACTCGCTTTATCGAGCCTTGCGCGGGCGACGGTACCTTGTTGGACCAGCTGACGGCGGCCGGACATGATTGCCTCGATGCTTGGGACATCGAGCCAAGGCGCCCCGATATTCTGTCGGCCAATGCGCTTACTCTGCGAGTCCATGCCAAGAACTTCAAGTTTATCACCAACCCGCCTTGGCATCGACCTCTCTTGCATCAACTGATTGTGCATCTCTCGGACCAGGCGCCCACGTGGCTGCTGTTCGACGCAGACTGGAAATACACAAAGCAAGCGATCCCATTCAAAGACAGGCTGCGCCGTATCGTAGCGATTGGGCGTCTGAAATGGATTGAAGGATCCACCATGGACGCGAAGGACAACTGCGCCTGGTACCTCTTCGACAAGCCCGGAAACGTCCCCGCTGAATTTTATGCGAGGCAAGCAGCATGACTCCTCTCTCCCTGTCCTCCAATGAATGCAAATGGAAAAAACAGAAGCGCCTAGTCGAGGAGCCCAAGTGGCGAAACCAGTTCATCTCGGCCGAGCTGCCGACGCTCCCCTATGTCCCGCATATCCAGCCGGGACCGGACAGCAAATACCGCATGGAGGTGCCAGAATGACGGAGTATCGTGAGCTTCACCCTATTGGCACCGCCGAGCGCATAGAAATCCTTGTGCGCGCCAACCAACGGCTTTTGGCCCAGCTCCACCGCCTTCGCGGACGCAAGGCCACGCTGCGCCGGCTCAAGGCCCTCGAACGCGAGAACAAAATGCTGAAGCGTCAAATGGGCCTCAAGTCCATGACGCTTGAGGAGCGTCGCGCTATTGCTGCAAAGCGCTTATGGGCTGACCCTGAGTTCCGCGAAAAGCAGGGAGCAGCATTCGATCTTAGGCGCGGCTTCCATGTGCCAGACCACCTGAAGCGAGATTTCAAGTGGCTGACCAGGACCAAGCGATACCCGGCGTATGAGGCCGGCCAGATCCTGGGGCTGGTATGATGGCCAAGCTCTCATGGACTGTCGATCAGGACGCAACACTCATCAAGCTATGGGAAGAGGGTAAGTCAGCGAGCACTATTGCGGCGGCAATCGGCGGCACTGTTACGCGCAATTCGGTCATAGGCCGTGCCCACAGGCTGAGACAGAAGGGCATCAATCTCAAGGAGCATGAGCGCCCGAAAGGCACCCGCATACCGTCACGCCGGCCGAGAGAGCGGATAATCAAGCTCGTCTATTCGAGGCCAAAGCCTAAGCCGCTTGCAGATACCCTGGAAGGCTCTGTTCCCTTCGATGAGCGTACGGGCTGTAAATGGCCAGTCACGCAAGAAGGGCCACATCGTTTTTGCAACAGGACGCCAGGCGACGGCTCTCCTTACTGCGAGGGTCATGCGGTCAGAGCCTATCTGCCCCGGGGAATGAAGCGCACCAAGTATGAGGTTCCGTTCCAGTGAGCAAGGCCCTTCCATTCATGCGCTTCTGGCCCGGCGACTATCTCAAGGACACGTCGGATCTGTCCGTGGAAGAGCACGGCGCATATCTGCTCGTGCTTCTGCACATGTGGCAGGCGGGCGGGACGCTGCCCGACGACGACGCTAAGAACGCCCGACGTCTTGGCGTAAGCCGCCGCAATTGGTTGCGCTACAAGGAGGCCCTATCGCCATATCTGACCATCTATGGCTCAGAAGGGCAGCGCCTCATCACCCAGAAGCGGCTCCAGGTCGAGATGAATATCGCAGTCGAGAACAGTGCTCGACAGACTGAGAAGGCTCGGAAGGCGGCAAATGAGTTGTGGGGTAAAAGGCGCTTGCTTCAAGCGAGCAACACGCATGCACCAAGCATGCCCAGAGCAGCGCCGCACGATGCCATAGTCACAAATAAGAATAAACCTTCTTCCCTACAGGTTGCCGAGGAACGAGACGTGACGCACCTGCTGGAAACCCCCTTGATGAAGGCGAGAGGTTAGGCATGACCGAACACCCTTTGAAGGCTTGGCGTTTGCGTTGCAATTGCTCGCACCGTGAGCTGGCGAAAATACTAGGCACGAGCGCCGGCAGTGTGTCGCGCATTGAGCAGGGCTATCAGCTTGCCGGGCCGGAACTGGCGAAGCGCATTGAGACGATTTCCAGCGGGGCCGTGAAGGTCTCCGATCTTCGCCAGCGCGGACATGAGGCTCGGGTTTATTTCGTCCAGTGTGTGCCCGATGGCCCGATCAAGGTTGGCGTGGTTTTCTCAAACATGCGCCAGCGGATGAACCAGATTCAGCTCAACTGCCCGCACATCATCAAAACGCTCGGGACTGTCAGCGGTGGCTACGAATTGGAGCTGAAGGTCAAGCATGACCTGACGCCCTGGAGCATTCACGGCGAATGGTTCCGGCCGACGCCGCAGGTCAAGGCATACATTCGCAAGCTGCTCGGGAAGCCAATTGTTAGGCCGGCAACGTCTATCTGGCCGGCGAAGAAACCAGTGCGAGCGCGTGTCCTAGAGCCATCCCAAGCCGCCTAACCCGCAATCCTCAAGGAGGAAGAAAAGATGAGTGACACTCTCGACATGAAGGACCCGCTCAATGCCAAGGCGATGGACATCATGGTGCACTTCTATCTCTGCCAAGGGTTTATGGAGGCTCCCGATTGGCGCGACCTCCCGGAGGATTTTCGTATAGGCTTTAGGGGTATTGCCAAGTGGTACGACAAGAATGGGCAAGAGGAGAAGGACCGCGAGCAAGCCGGCCGAAGAGCCGCTGAGTTGATCCGCTCTTTAGGCGGGGACTCTGCATGACCCTCCTCACAGACGATCTTATCGAGAAGGGCGCTAGGGCGCTGTTTGAATCACAGTTCAAGAACCCTCCTTGTTGGGACCAAGACGCATCCATCCTTACTAAGGACAACTATCGCAACCACACCCGCGCCTGTCTCCAAGCCATCCTGCCAGATGTAGTTCAAGCTTGCGCGAAGGTGGCGAGTGATCGCCGGGATCAATGCTGGGAAGAAAACGACTTTGACGGTGAGTTCGTTGCTCGGCATATTGCCACCGCCATCAGCTCTCTCGTCTCTCAGGAGAAGGATGGCAAATGAAGTCCCGTCGCAGGATCAAATGCCCGTCATGTAGGGGGCGGGGCACGTTCTTAGGCCTTAACAACACCAAGTGCTCGTGGTGTCTCGGTCGCAAAACGCTCGGTCGGGAGGCGGCCCTGCGGTACTCCTCGGTCATCAACTGCCTAGCGTTTGGCAAGTATGTCGATGGCGGAACCATTGAAGAATTACGCGCCGAAGAGGCCGCAGCAAAAGCGATTCGCGCCTATTTTGAAGGACACCCCCAATGATCGGAGATGATTTCCCTAGCCCAAGACTAGGTGTGTGGCAACCGATAGAGACTGCGCCGAAGTGGGGGGTCGTCCTTCTGCTTGACGATGAGCGCCACGTTTTCTCTGGTTATTGGGGCGAGTTTGACAATGCGGGTGGTGTTTACGAGGCATGGACCCATAAATCATTTCCATGCTTTGGCGTGACCCACTGGATGCCCCTTCCTGAGCCTCCAATTTCGCAAGAAGGAAAATAGCCATGTCTAAAGCGGGACGGCGCAAATCTGGCGGCAATCGCTACCCCAATGGGCGCAAGCGACAGCCCCAGAAGGAGGAAGATCCCCGCAAGGTGGCCTTGGAAGCCCGCCAGCGGGTGTTCGGCGTCAGCGAGGGCGAGGCCAAGCATACGGAGGCGGGATACACCTTGGGGCGCCTCATCCGCTCTCTGGTGCCCGATTACAAGGGGGCCAACAAACAGCAGGCCATGCACTTCCTGATGGCTGGCAACGACTTCGCAGAGACCATGCGGGTATTCATGCTCTCAGCGGGGCTGGGAAGCCCGACGCCGGTCGCTCTTGATCCGAACCGTGTTCGGGGCAGGGGCGGAGACAAGCCTGTCATCGGCCAAGCCAAGGCCTATCTCTACCTGGACGCCCTCAAAGAGGTGGATCGCATCAACTACCAGCTCGTCAAATGCAAGATGCCGAGCGCCCTTGAGATCGTCTGGCAGGTGTGCGTCTGCGAGCGCGACGAGACGCTATTCCCGCTCACCCCGGCAGAGATGGGCGTTTTGCGAGAGGGCCTGAATCGGATTTATGATAAGATGCCACATGTGGCGGAGAGGAGAGCAGCATGAGGACCATTGAACAAATCGCGCCAGAGCTTGCGGCAGCCAAGGCGTACTACATGAACTTGGCGGCCGCAAACGCACATGGCCGAACGCGGGAAGAACAGGAAGCCGCTGATATTGCCTTCTACAAGGCCAGAAAGCGATATTACGAGCTTCAGAAGGAAATGGACGACGCTTCAGGCGGCCCACCTAGGCCAGATGACCCGCTCAGCGCCGTAACGCACTCAGCTCCGTTTGAGCAAGTTAGCCTGTTTAAACAGATATTCGGCTGACCCCCTTGACACCTAAACCGGGTTAGGGTATGTCGTAATGCAGTTACCGATTTTCCGCCCGGAGCCCGCCCACGGCTGCCGGGTTTTTTCATGACATAAAGGAACCTGCATATGACTGGTTATTCAGCCGGCAACAAGGGCGGCATGTCCACTAAGTACTCAATTGGCAATTCCACCTCCAAGACAGCCGCGCCTTCCATCAAGGTCGGCTATTCCGATGGCAAAAAGAGCGGCACCCGTCGCGAGGGCGATCCGAAAAGCTCGCACGGGAAGTGATGCCAGCGAAAGACGACAAGGGCCGTTTTCTAACGGGAAATAACGGTGGTCCTGGCCGGCCACCTGGCTCCAAGAACAAGATAGCCGAAGACTTCTTGAAGGCCCTTGCGAGTGATTTCGAGGCCAATGGCGAGACGGTCATCCAAACGGTGCGCGCCACCAAGCCCGAAACCTACATGAAGATCGTGGCGGATTTGGTGCCAAAGGACGTCAATCTCGGCTCTGATCCTGAGCGCCCATTGAAAGTCACCTTTGAATGGCTGAAACCCAGCGAGTCGTAATTCCTTACGCTCCTCGCCGGCAGTTCCTTGGGTATCATGAAACGGAGAAGCGCTGGCGCGTCATTGTAGCCCATCGCAGGGCAGGGAAGACGGTAGCGACAGTCAATGAGCAGATCCGATCGGCTCTCAGTTGCCCGCGCCCTAATCCGCGAACGGCTTACATCGCTCCACTGCATAAGCAGGCTAAAGATGTCGCCTGGTCGTATGCCAAAGAATACGGCTTGGCAGTTCCGGGGGCTACCGCAAACGAGTCAGAGCTTAGAATCGACTTTCCTAACGGGGGACGTTTTCGACTTTACGGCGCTGATAACCCGGACGCGCTCAGAGGCATCTACTTGGACGACTGCGTGTTGGACGAATACGCAGACATGCGGCCAAGGTTCCTACCCGAAGTTATCCGACCAGCACTTTCAGATCGTCAAGGCAAGCTAACCATCATCGGGACGCCGAAGGGGCATAACGAGTTTTACGACATTTACGAGCAAGCCAAGACGGACCCTGAGTGGTTTGCACTCATGCTCAGGGCTTCTGAAACTCAGCTCGTCGCCCCCGAAGAATTGCTCAGCGCTCAGAAGCTCATGAGCGAGGCGCAATATGCGCAGGAATATGAATGCAGCTTTGAAGCCGCTATCGAAGGTGCCTATTACGGCCTCTTGCTGGAAACGGCAGAGCGTGACGGGAGAATAGGGTCATTTCCGCACAATCCGAGCCTTCCAGTCTTCACCGGCTGGGACATTGGCACGACAAAGGATGAGACCTCAATCTGGTTCGCCCAGCGGCATGCGGGCTGGCTGAACATCATCGACCATTACGCTACCCGCGGCCAGGAAGCCTCCCATTATGTCGGAGTGCTCAAGAGCAAGCCTTACACCTACGCCACCCATATTCTGCCGCACGACGTGAACCGGGCTGATGGCTGGGTAAACGCAAGGAACAGGTTAGATTCGCTGCGCACAATGGCGCCGAACTGGGACTGGAAGGTTCTTCCTCCTGTTCCCGTGCAGGACGGCATCAACGCGGTTCGCATCATACTACCGACTTGCCGATTCAATAAGGAACCGTGCAAGGGCGGCTTGGAGGCTCTGAAGCAGTATCGCCGCGAATACGACGAGAACAAGCGGACCTTCAAGCCGACGCCTCTGCATGACTGGGCTTCCCATGACGCGGATGCATTTCGCTATCTCGCTATGGGCATAGAGCCCGAAGCAGCAATACCGCCCGATATTCCCCGCTACAGCGGACGCAGATGGCGCGACAGACAGCATCGCGTCGGATCATACATGAGCGCATGATGGCAACGGTTTCTTGGTCAAAGATGCTGGACCCAACCAAATGGGAAGAGCCAACAATCATCGACTGTCGGCCCCATCAGTTGGCGTGGCTGCGGCGGCCAGAGCTAGACACCGCAACGATTGATGCTTGGGAACTGCCAGACGGCAGGCTTTATGCCGCTGAGAAGGGCAAAGAGCCACAAATAAAGGTCTGGAAGTGACAGATGGCGCGACAGACAGCATCGCGTCGGATCATACATGAGCGCATAAGGAGCCCAAGAATGATGGAACTCATCAAGGCTGTAGCTGATCTCAGGTACGCTCTTGAGCGTGTTGGTGCCCGCACAGATGACATGACCATCAACGTCTCTGGTGAGGCGTATGAGGCGATTCGCACAGCGCTGCTGGAGAATCACATCATGATGAGGGCTGTTCTCCAGTACCCAGAAGAAATCAGGCTCATCGGCATTGAGTTTAAAAAGCGCAAGTAAATGGCCGAAGACACTGAACTTGATAGCGGGCTGGAAAGACTCAGGGCCCGATACCAAGCCGCGCGCACTCACGCATCTGCATGGCGTTCGGAAGCCAAGAAATGCTTTGCCTTCTATGCCAATGACCAATGGGACGAGCAGGACCGGCAAATACTTGAGGAGCAGCTAAGGCCGCCCATCACCTTCAATCGCTCCAAGGTTCTGATCGACGCGGTCATCGGCTATGAGGTCAATAACCGGCAGGAAACCCGCTATATCCCGCGCACTCAGGGCGATGCCAAGGTCAATGAGCTTCTGACCAATGCGTCCAATTTCTTCCGCGACGGTTGCGATGCCGAATATGAGGAATCGGACGCCTTCAGGGATACTTGCATCTGCGGCATGGGCTGGACTGAGGACCGGCTGAGCGACGACCAGAACCCGGAATATGATCTGATTCGCGAGCGAATTGATCCCTTTGAAATGCTCTGGGACCCGAGCAGCAAGAAGCCCAACCTGGCCGATGCCCGCTACATCATCCGCAAGAAGTGGATGAGCCGGGACGAGGTGAAGGCGATCTTCCCGGACTGGGACGGCTCGCTTATCTCGGACGACATCTGGGCCGATGACGAAGTAGGCGACGAAGACCCCAAGCGCATCGACCACAAGAACCGCTATCGTGGCGACGGCAGCTCTGGTGAGAGCCATCGCAGCATTCCCGTCATTGAGCACCAGTTCTCTGAGAAAGAAACCGTCCATATCATAGCTAACCCGCTCAACAACCAGAAGATCGAGCTTAGCCAAGAGGAGTACAGCAAGAACAAGGCGGAATTTGATGCGCTGATCGGAATGGGTGCGCCCCATGCCAAGAAAAAGCGCACCGTCTATAAGCGCGAGTTCTGGGTTGGCTCTGAGATGGTGAAGGAGGAGAAATCCCCCTATCGCAAGGGCTTCACCTATCACTGCATCACCGGCATGAGGGACCGTAACAAGGGCCATTGGTTCGGCCTTATGCGCCTGCTCATGGACCCGCAGCAGTGGTCCAATAAATGGCTTAGCCAGATCCTGCATATCATCAACTCCAACGCCAAGGGCGGTGTGATCCTGGAGAAAGACGCGGTTGATGACGTGTCTAAATTCGAGGCCACTTGGGCGCGGGCTGACGCAATAACATGGGTTAAGCCCGGAACATTGGGCCAGCATCCGAAACTCTTGCCCAAGCCTGTCTCGCAGCTGCCGGCGGGGCTCGACAAGCTTCTGGAATATGCCAACCAGTCTTTCGGCGACGTGTCCGGCGTCAATCAAGAGCTGCTGGGCATGGCCGATCGCGAGCAGGCAGGCGTCCTGGAATACCAGCGCAAGCAAAGCGCAGTCACGCTGCTTGCCCCATTGTTCGACTCGCTGCGCCGCTATCGCAAGATGGCCGGTCGCTGCTGGCTCTACTTCATGCAGAACTACATGCAGGATGGCCGGCTTATTCGCATCACCACGGATGAGGGCGACAAGTACCAGCCCTTCGTACAGAACTGGGCCTCGCCAGAAGTCGCCGAATATGACGTGATTGTGGACCAAGGCTCAAGCGCTCCCAACCAAAAGGAAGCCACTTGGGCCGTGATGAACACGCTTCTCCCCATCGTGGGCGATCGTGTTGGCCCGGAGGAAATGGGCCTCATCCTAGAATACAGCCCGCTGCCTGAGTCCTTCATGGAGAAATACAAGGAGATTCAGAAGCAGAAGGCCGAGCAAGGCCCCCCGCCCAATCCAGAAATGGAGAAGGTGAAAATCCAGGCCATGGCTAAGGAACAGGAGCTTCAGCTTAAACAGGTTGAAGCCCAGCAGAGCATGCAGATTGAGCGTGAGAAGGCAGCGCTTGCCCTTCAGCTCAAGCGTGAGGAAGCCGCCGCCGAGATGCAGATGCAGCGCGAGCGTTTCGTTTTCGAGATGCAGATAGAGCAAGAGCGCGCCCAGTTCCAGAACCGCAATGAGACTATGAAGGCCAATGCGCAAGCACAGGCCACCATCATCAACGCGAAGAAGCCCAAGCCCTCAAAGCAGCAGGTGAGCGCGAACTAGAGGAGCGTGAATGTCAATTTTCGGACATCCTATCAAACCGACCACGCATACTGATGATCAACCCTACGTCATTGAGCTGAAGAAAATTGCCAGAAAGCACGGCCTGCCTGAGCCTAGCGGCTCTGATTCAATGTCAGGCTTCATTCACAATTGTATGCAAGCGGCCATGGCGGAGCTTGGCATCTACAAGAAGGACAATTCATGAGCATTTTCGGCACTCAGTCTGATACCGATTTCGCCGCAGAAGTAGCGAAAGTTGCAGAAGCGGAAGTAAAGCCTGCTGAGGCTGCACCGCCTGCGCCAGAGCCCGCTCTTGAGCCGGAAGCATCCGCGCCGCAGGCAGAGGCAGACGCTCCGCAAGCGCCCGCCGCCGCGACGGCAGAGCCGAAAGAGAAAGAGCCCGACAAGTTTGTCCCGATCGCCGCTCTTCATGCCGAGCGTGAGGAGCGCAAGAAGCGCGAGCAGGACTTCCAGAACCTCATGGAGGCATTCAAGGGCCTCCAGCAGCAGATTCAAGCACCCCCGCAAGAAGAACAGGCCTTCGATCCGCTTGACGCTGACCCGAGCACAGACCCATTCACCGTCATTCAGGGCCTACAGCAGAAGCTGCGGCAGTTTGAAGACGGCGCGCGCCAGGCAAGCGAAGTCGAGCAGGTCAAGACCGCCTATCTCGGCACAATTCGCCAAGCTGTAACCACGGACTCGTCGTTCCAAGACGCCTATAACTATCTCGTCCAGAGCCGCTTGGGCGAGCTGACGGCCATGGGCATGAATCCATTGGCCGCCAACGAGACCATTAAGGCAGAAGAACTGCATCTTGCGCGCACATCATTCATGAATGGCCGCAATCCTGCCGAAGTGATCCTGGGCTATGCCAAGGCGCGCGGCTATGCACCGAAGAGTAAACAACCTGATCCGCCGCCTCCGGCTGAGCAGGTGCAGAAGCTCAACGAAAAGGCTGCCGCTGCCACATCAATCTCTGCTGGCGGAAAGCCACCGCAGAATGACATGAGCATCGCTGACATGGCTAATCTCAAGGGCGCTGCTTTCGATGCCGCTTGGGACAAGCTTGCAAAGACCGCAGGGCATTCATCCAGTTTGTTCCGCAACTGAAGCTGAGTTCGGAACCATAGGAGCCGCCGTCCTTAACGGGCGCTTCGCTTGAGCCGGCGTTAAGGCCACAAGGTGCCGCCAACCTCTAATGGGCGTCTCGCACTCCGATCTGCGTCAACAACGGAAACCACCACGACCCTCATCAACCACATTTAGGAGACAGCGATGGCTGCCACCGATTTCCCGGTGAACCATCCGTCTGCCGTTAAGCTGTGGTCGAAGAAGATCGCGCGTGAGGCTCTTAAAGAGACGATGGCCTATAAGTTTATGGGCAAGTCGTCCAATAGCCTCATTCAGGTTTTCGATGACACCAGCAAAGGCGCGGGTGACAAAATCACCATTCCGCTCCGTGTCCAGCTCTCTGGTCGCGGCGCAACCGAGAACGATATGCTGGAGGGCAATGAAGAAGCCCTGACAGTCTATAACGACTCGCTCTTTATCAACGACCTTGCGCATGCAGTCCGGGTGAAGACCCGCATTGATGCGCAGCGTGTTCCGTTCTCCGTGCGCGAGGAAGCCCGCCTGGCTATCCAGGACTGGTATTCCGAGCGCATCGATACCGCTGCGGCCAATCAGTTGACTGGCTACACGGATCAGTCGGACACGATCTACACCGGCAATAACGCCGCTCTTGCTGCCTCGACCGGCACTGGTTCGGCGCGCCGTATCATCTACGGCGACGGTGACACCGGAACGTCCTCGGAGGCCTCGATCTCGGCTTCTCAAACGTTCAACCTCACCGTTCTCGATCGTGCGGTGAACATTGCCAAGACTGCCTCTCCGCTGATCCGCCCGATCACTGTCGGAAGCAACCGCTATTATGTTTGCTTCCTGCATCCCGATCAGGTGCGCTCTATGCGGACCAGCACCAATTCCGGCCAGTGGCTCGACATTCAAAAGGCGGCCATGCAGGGCGGTGCGGTGGAGGATAACCCGATCTTCACGGGTGCCTTGGGCGTCTATAACGGTGTCGTGCTCCATGAATGGACACGCCTGCCGGGCGACACGAACAAGCCCATCTCAACGAATGCCAATATCCGGCGCGCCGTGTTCTGCGGTGCGCAGGCTTTGGCATGCGCTTGGGGCCAGGGTTATTCGGAAGAGCCCAAATACATCGAAGACGTGTTCGATTACGAGCGTCAGTTCGGCGTGTCGGTCCAGACGATCATGGGGTGCAAGAAGACGAAGTTCAATTCGATCGACTTCGGCACCATCCTGATCCCGACCTACGCGACGGCACCGTGAGCGTGAAAGGAGACATGAAACATGGCTACCATTAACGCAAACGCAGCCGAACCGCAGCAGCCCCGTATCTCGATCACCGGAGCGGTGGAACGTGTTCAGACTTATGTCACTTCGGCGTCCCTCTCGGACGGCGACGTGATTAAGTTCAACAACATCAAGATCCCGCATGGTGCGACGGTTACGGACGTTCGCCTGATCGGCAAATCTGTCGATGGAACATTCATCTTCCAGATCGGCAATGACTACACCTCGCAAGGCGCGGTGCATGGGTCGGCTACCTTCAGCCCGACCCAGGCGTCCTTCGTCAAGACCAACGGCTTGCCCTACAAGCTCTCGGTCTCGGACGATTACTACCCGCGTCATGCCACGATGACCCTGACCGTCAATGGTGCGACGACCTCGGGTACGGCTTCTTTGTCCGTGACCCTGTTCGTCCGCTACGTGATGGATCAGTAGCAAAACAGCCCCGGCGGGAAACTGCCGGGGCTTCTTTTTATGGAGGGCTGATGACGCTTGAGGAAGTCCTGACGCACCTTGAACAGGCAAGCGGCAGACTGGCAGTCGATCCGCGATCGACACCGGAACAGTATCTTGATCTGGAGCGTCATTACAACCAAGCCCTGAGCCGATGGCCGGGCCATCCGGCGATACTATTCGGCCTAGCTGTCGTCAGTTCAAGGCTTGACCGCAATGGTCTCGCAATCGCCCTCTATCATGAGGCGATACGCTGCGGCGCCAATGATGCAGCGCCATGGGTAAACCTGGGTGTCGCCTATAAGGGCGAGCACAAGGACGACAAAGCCGCTGAGTGCTTCAAGAAGGCCATAGAGGTTGCTGAAGCGAAGCCGATCTACAACGAGCGCGGTATCAATCAATACAAAGCCTGGGCTCTCTCAGGCATGGCTGGGCTCTATATCAACGCCGGCCAGCCCAACAGGTGCATATACTGGTGCGATGAAGCGCTGAAGGTCGATCCGCAAGACCGCTCCGCACTCTGGAACAAGGGCCTTGCTCATCTCGAAGCCGGAGATTGGGAACAGGGCTTCAAGCTTTACGACGAGGTTGCATTCCTGCCGGCCACATACAAGGCCATGGAAAGGAAGCTCAAGACCTATGGCGGGCTAAAGCCATGGGACGGGACGGAGGGACAAACAGTCATCTGCTATGGTGAGCAGGGCGTAGGCGATGAGATCATGTTCGCCTCAATGCTTCCTGACCTTTTCAAGAAGTGCCGAGTTGTGATAGACTGCGACAAACGGTTGGAGAACCTGTTTCGTGACGCATTCCCCCAAGCAGAAGCGGTCTACCCAACTTGCGGGCTCGATGAGCCCTTCGACTGGATCGCGAATCACAAAGTCAATGCCTTCGTCCCGATGGGCAGTCTCGGCAGGTGGTTCCGCAAAAACAACGACGATTTCCCCAAAGTCTCCTACCTCAAGGCCAATGACCATCTCAGGGCCAAGGGGCAGGGGCTTCTGCGGCCTTTCACCGGCCTCAAGGTCGGCATATCTTGGTGTGGCGGGCTCAAAGCAACCCGCATAGACAAGCGCTCAATCCGCCTAGAGCAATGGGCGGACATTCTGAAAATACCCAACTGCCATTTCTTCAGCTTCCAGTATCACGATTGGGCCGCTGATGAATGCGCAGAGGTTGGCAACAAGCTGGGCATTCCTATCCATCATTGGGGCGATGCGATCGCGTCTTATGACCAGACTGCCGCGCTCGCATCTGAGATGGATCTGATTGTCACGGTCAATACCTCGTTCCTGCATCTGTGTGGAGCCCTAGGGCTTCCTACACTGTGCCTGACACCAAAGATGGTGGCCTGGCGCTATGGAGTGAGGGGGCCAAACCCATTTTATGGCTCTGTCGAAATGCTGCGCCAGAGCGAGGAAGGCGATTGGGGTCCGGTTTTACGCAGGGCTGAGCATGAAGTTGTCAAGCGGTCTCGCAAGCTGGCGAGGGCTGCATAATGGCAACCATTACCGAAGAATACAAACGCCTCAATGCCGAGTTGCATGAGCGATCGGAGCGCTATGGCACCTCCGGCGCAGCAACTCGCAACGAGGTAAGACAAGTTTCAGATTGGGGGCGCAAACGCATCTTGGATTACGGATGTGGAAAATGCACCCTCTCAAAGGCTCTCGGGCCAGCGTACCAAGTGACCAACTATGACCCCTGTATCAAAGGATTGGATACTGCGCCCGAGCCCCATCCTGTCGTTGTTTGCGGCGATGTTCTAGAGCATGTCGAGCCGGAGTGCCTGGCCGATGTGCTGGCCGATCTTCGCCGGCTGACAACCGACTGCATCTTTGCGCGGATGGCCCTCACCCCATCGACACAAACACTGTCAGACGGGCGCAACGCGCATCTCATCCTCGAAAGCCCGGAATGGTGGGTGGAGCAATTCACCAAGGCCGGGTTCGTTGTCGAGCAGGTCAAGCCCGCAGAAAGGACGAAGCACACCACATGGCTGGTAGCGCATTGATCTATGACGCCGTAAACCAGATCAAACTGGTTCACAAGGCCAATATAGACATTCTGCCCGTCTTCATCGGCTATGACTCACGCGAGCCGGAAGCCTATGAGGTGGCGAAGGTCTCACTACTGCGCCATTCAACCTTTCCGCTCCATGTGCAGATGCTCGATGAGCGCGCGCTGAGACACGCCGGCCTCTATCGCCGCAAGTGGCATACGGAAGGGACACAGAAGATTGATAATGTGGACGGCAAGCCGTTCTCGACGGAGTTCTCATTCACCCGCTTTCTCATCCCGGCGCTGTGCCAATGGAAAGGCTATGCGCTGTTTGTCGATAGCGACTGGCTGTTCCGCGCCGACATCAAGAAGTTAGTCCAGAACATTGACGCCGATATGGCGGTGAATGTGTGCAAACAGGATTATGTGCCGAAATCCGAAGTCAAGATGGACGGCCAGGTGCAGCAGAAGTATTTCCGCAAGAACTGGTCATCCTTCATGCTGTTCAATTGCGAGCATCCAACCAACAAGATGCTCACCGTCGAGGCGGTGAATAACGAACCCGGCTCATGGCTTCACGGCTTTGGTTGGGTGCCTGACAATGAGATCGGGGACGTTGACCATCGCTGGAATTGGATAGACGGCACAACCAAAGGCGAGCCGCTGGCGGTCCACATGACCACGGGCGGGCCTTGGTTCAAGCATCTGCGCAATGCGACCGAGCCCTATTTCGATGAATGGCGGGCAATGGCTCGGTCGATCGGCGTGTGGCGAACGTTAGAGGCGGCATGAAGGACCAATTAATTCCGCCGCAAGCCATGCGCCGCCGCGCCATGAACGCTCTGCGCTCCATGGAAAAGCGCGAAGCTGAAACAAAACCCAACCCGAAGGCATGTCCAAAATGTGGTCGAACTTTCCTCAGAGGCCTGCATCTCCACACCCGCAAGTGCCTGAAGTAGGCGGTCAGCCGCAACAGAACTTTGCAGGAATGGACCGCCGCGAAGAGATCATTAACCGCATCCGTAACCTGTTCAACAAGCGTCCGCAGGGCGGCGGAGGCGGGCAGGGCCCGAACAACAATCCGGGTGGTGGCGGTCCGAGATTGCCATGGGAAACCGGAGCGCCGACACCCCAGCAGCCGCAACAGCCATTCGGCTTTGTGCCGCCGCAGTTGGTGCAAAGGAATCTGCCGCCGTGGCAATGGGGCGGGTTCTGACCAATGGCCGGAACAAAAACCACATTACTGGCGAAGATCGCAGATGATCTGGAAAGGTCTGACCTATCCACCCAGATCGAGACCGCCGTGGTCGATGCGATCGACGCCTATAAGAACGAGCGCTTCTGGTTCAATGAGAGCTATCGCGCCTCGGTAACGCTGTCCTCTAGCGTTGCCTTCATCGCGATGAGTACGCTTCCGAACCGCTATCTGGAAATCGACCGTCTCAGGGTCAATCTTTCGACCAACAATGACTTCGATATGATCCAGAGGGACTATCATTTCATCATGGCGCGGCAGGACGGAGTGTCGCCGTCGCTGCCGACCGAATTTGCCGTGTATGGCGACAAGATACAGTTCGACAGCAAGGCAGACCAGAATTACACGCTCATCCTTGATGGGCTGATTGATCTGTCCAGCGCGGCGTCTGCGTCTTATTCGGCTTCTTCTTCGGCTTCTTGGTTCTCAGACGCGCGCAATCTCATCCGGGCAAGGGCCAAGTGGGATATTTACCTGAATATCCTGAAGGATGAAGCCATGGCTACGGCACAGGCCATTGCCGAGCAGCGCGCCTATTCAGATCTCAAGAGCAAGACCAACCAGCGCAACTCTTCGGGGAAGATCAGGCCTACTTCGTTTTAGAGCAGGGCCAGAATACGCGGTCGCGGAAGATCAGAACGTCTTGTTTGACTTCGTGGCCCGGGTTGGAGTCGATTACCACCGTCGCATAGCGCAATACTTCCTGGCCGCCGCTGCGGGTTTTGAACACGGTGCCGTTCAGACCGCTACCGACTGAGCCAAACATCGTAAACCGCTCTGTCCGTGAGCCGGTACGGATAAGCATCGTCAATCCATCGTCCGAGTAAGTGAGCCGCGAATCCTTCCCCGAGCAATATTGGGGGGCCGGGACCGCAGCCGCACTCGTCGCACTGCACACCAAAGCCAAAGCTATCAACACTTTCCGCATGGGCAAGAGATTGCCTCTGACTGTGACTTTTTCAAGGTGAACAAAGCATGGCCCTCGATAAAGCTGACCAGATGGCAGGCGGGAAACCGGCCGGCTCTTCAGCTGCGGCGAAGTCGGCAGCGGCGAAGAGCGGCACCCCAAGCGGCTCGCAAAATCAAGGCAGCCAATCTAGCGGCGGCAAAATGGGCGCCAGCTCGTCACAGACTGGCGGGGTGAAGGGTGGCGCCAGTGCATCCACTGGCAATACCTCCAAGGGTGGCGCGGGCGTCTCATCGGGAAAGATGGGTGCTGCCTCCAGCCAAACCGGAGGTGTGAAGGGCGGTAGCACCACTGGCAATACCAGCAAGGGCGGCTATTCGGGGCCAAAAGGCACACCGGCAGGCGGCCTGAATAATGCTGCCAGAGCCGCAGCAGCGGCGTCTGGGGGCAAGACAAGCAGCAATGGCGGGTATTCCGGCCCGAAGGGAACGCCGAAGGGCGGGCTTAATGCTGGTGCTATGGCTGCGGCGGCAGTCGCGCAGGCCAACGCCCGCAACGCGGCCCGCATGGGCGGCAATTATATGTCTGGCCGTTCGCCAGAGTCGCTTGCTGCCCAAGCAAGGGCAGTATCGCGTGGCCCTGGCGTAACCCAAGGCACAAGACCAGGCGGTCTCTCGACGCCGCAAGCGGCTCAGCGAACGGCCACTTCGCTTGGTCTCGCTATGGCAGAGCGTTACGGGCTCGATCCCACGCGGACCGTCGCTGCCCTGCACCAGATGGCAAAGACGATGGTGGGCGAGGTCGGCGGGCTTCCGCCCGACCAGCAAGCCGCCGCCGCCCGCTCCATGTTCAATCGCATGGATCTTGCGGCGGCTAATCCCGCCTTTCGCGATGCGCAATACACGACCGATCCGATGGGGATGCTGGCGGCCTATGATGCCAATGGCATTCGGGTGCCAAGCGTAAGAAACGCAGGCTACATAAACGCAAGGCCGGGGACGCCCGGATATGCCGACGCTCTGGCGGCAGTTGCCTCTGGCATGTCGCCCTACGGCAGTCTGCAAAATGCGCCAGAGGCCGTCCAGAACGCTACGCACTACCACAATCCCGATATTGCCAACCCTTCATGGGGACGCACTGGAGCCACGCCCTATGGGGCGCACAGCTTCAGCAACCCGGACTTTATGGGGAGCACAGTTGCGGCCGCTCGCAATCAGGTGCTCGGCTCGCCAGGCGGCTTTGGAACACTCACACCAGCCAATCCTCAAATGCCTGCACTTGCCAACGCTGGTGATCTGGCATCACGCATCGCCGCCCTCCAAGCACAACAGCCGCAAATGGGAGCAAGCGAGATCCCGACTCCGCGCGAGCAAGTCAACGGCTTTCTCGGCGGCATGGCAAGCCTGACGCCGGCACGGCCTGAACCGCAAGCGCCTACGGGCTTTCCGGCTGCCCAGCCCAACATGAACATGGCCGGCTATAACAGCCCCATGGCCGGTCTAACCGGGATGCCGCAAGCCCCGTCCAACATGAATATGAGCGGGTATCAAAGCCCGATGACTGGCCTTTCTGGCATGCCCCAAGCTCCATCCGCGATGGGCATGGCAGGCTATCAGAGCCCAATGGCTGCCGTGGCGGGGACGCTACAGGCGGGCAAGATGCAGGACCGGCTGCCTGAATCCAATGAGGCGCTTTCCTCATGGGACGTCAGCCAGGAGATCGCTCGCAACCCATATGACACGAATTATGCCCCGACCGGGCCTGTCGGCTGGCAATCAACCGGCATGTCGTTCAATCCGGGCCTAGCGAGAGAGGGATTGCCAAATCCGACCGGCTACGGCGGCCCGCCTGGGCCGGGCAGCTATGACCCGCTCTCGGGCATTCAAGTCCCGACCAATAACGGTTTCGTGGGTCCGATAGCAGCGCGTGAAGGGCCTTATGCAGGACAGGCTTCCGGCCTTCCTGCGGATGGGCTCGCAACAGCGCAGCCCGAAGAAGATCCGATGGAGCGCGTAGCGGAATATGACCCGCTCAGCAGCATTCAGGCACCGCAAGCGCCGACTACGGTTGCACAAGCACCTCCTTCTCGCGGTTGGTCTATCCCAAGCTTGCCGTCCATACCCGGCATCACTGAGCCGTTATCTCCCGAGACAAAGAGAAAGCTACAGCAGGCATTCGATTGGGCGCCGTACCTTGTGCCGCCCAGCCCCGCCACGATGGCCGCTAGAGCCCGGCACCAAGCAACAAGGGACAATGCCAGCGACCGCATGGCTTTTGCCGGGCGCAACAATGGCACCGGCAAGCGCCGCGACGACAAGAAGTCAGAGGAAACCGCAGTCGGAAAGCTGCCTTGGGAGACCACGCCGCCGTCACAGCAGCCCTTCGGCTTTGCTCCTCCGCAGCTCGCCCAGCGAACTGCGCCGCCCTTCCTCTGGGGCTCATGGGCCTGAGCCATGCGCATATTGCTGGGAGAGCTTAAGCCGGACACGCCGGACCTGATGAATGGCGAGCTGGAGGAGGCGCTTAACTGCATACCGTACAGGGGCTCCTATGGCCCCTTCTCGGGAGCAACGGCATACTCCTCATCCATTTCAGATCGGGTCGTTGGGGCGCGATCGACGCTTGACACAATGGCGACGGTTCACACCTTCGCCGGAACGCTTACCAACCTCTACAAGGAGAGCGCTGCCACTTGGACCAATGTCACCCGAACGGCAACCTATACCATGCCGGTCGAGAAACATTGGGAGTTCGAGACCTTCGGCAACACCTTCTTGGGCGTCAATGGCACTGACGCCATGCAGGTGTTCACGCTGGGCTCATCGACACGCTTCCGCGACCAGAGCGCATCCGCTTCCGCCCCGATCGCCCATCACATCGCGACCGTGCGCGATTTCGTTATGGTCGGCAATATCTCCGGCAACGCCAACAGGGTGCAATGGTGCCAGATCAACAACCCGCTGCGCTGGACAGCCAATGTCACGCAGCAGTCTGACTTTCAGGACTTGCCGGGCTCCGGTTCGGTTGTAAGGGGGATAACAGGCGGTGACTTCGCGGCCATCTTGACCGACAAGGATGTTTGGCGCGCGTCCTATGTGGGCTCGCCGCTGATTTTTCGTTTCGACCAAGTTGTTCCGGGCATAGGCTGCTTTGCCTCGGGTTCTGTGTCGCGCTTCCAGAATGTCACCTTCTATCTGTCGGAGAAGGGCTTCTATGCCTTCGACGGGAACGCTTCCGTTCCAATCGGGGATGAGAAGGTCGATGGCTTTCTCATTGATGATCTGAACGTCTCATACAAGCATCGCATCACATCCGTCATCGACGTCAAGAACAAGCTTTATGTGTTCTCCTACCCGTCAACTGCTTCGACTGACGGAACGCCTGACCGGATGCTGCTCTATTCATGGGTTGCCAACCGCTGGAGCAGGGTTGAGCAGACAGTGGAGCTGGTGTTCTACAGCCTGTCGCCTGGCTACACCCTGGAAGGGCTGGATGCGATTTCAAGCAGCCTGGATGCGCTGCCATTCTCGCTCGACAGTGAAGTATGGGCAGGCGGCGCATCTATTCTGTCGGCTTTCAATACCAACCATCAGCAGATCAATTTTGACGGAGATGCAAAGACAGCCACGTTCATAACAGGCGAGGCACAGATTTTCCCGGATGCGCGGGCGTTTGTCAGGGCCATCAGGCCGCTGATCCAGGGCAACAGCTCAACCACCATAACGGCGCGTGTCGGCAAGCGTGACCGCCTGATTGATTCCGTCAGCTACGGCTCTGCTTCGTCAATGAACAGTAGCGGCATATGCCCCGTGCGCTCCAATGGCCGCTTCCAGCGGGTGCGGATGGACATATCTGGCGGCTTTGAACGCGCAATTGGCTTTGACGTTGATGCTGTGCGCGAGGGTGTGCGCTGATGGACAGAGTGTTCACGGGCCGCCCAGCAAACAACAGGCCCAGCACTGAGGCGCAGATAGCTGATCGTAGCGTGATCTTCGCGACCGAAGGCGGTCAGCAGGTCATGTATGACGGGCAGGGCAACAAGACCTGGTTTGTCGATACATCGGGCGGCAACGTCACGATCACGCTGCCCGCCGCAAACGCAGATACGGCGATCGGCGTCACCTTTGCCATTGTGCGCAAGACGGCAGGGGCGAACACGCTCACCATTGATCCTGAATCAGGGAACATCGAAGGCTCGGTAACAGCCTCGATGCCGACACAGTATGACTTTCGCCAATATCGCAGCGACGGAACCGACTATTACCGCGTTGCCTGATTTCATTGTTGAGGGCGTTCCCCAGTGCAATGTGCCGGTGATCTGGGAAGTGGCATGGCCGCTGCTGAAGAAGGCGATTGATCGCGTACCGGTCAGAAGGCCGAAGAGCAAGCGGCAAGTGTTCTCCGATCTCCTGGCAAAGCGGGCGCAATTGTGGATTGCTTGGGATGTGGAAAAACACGAATGCGCCGGCGCGATCCTTACTGAAGTAACGACGTCGCGTGAGCATCCCGGCAAGCGCTTCATGGAAGTACCGCTGGTTGGCGGGAGAGACTTCCGGGGCTGGGTATTCCCGATCTGGCGATTGCTGAAGGAATGGGGCCGCGCCAACGGCTGCACCCATGCAGTGGGCTATGGCCGCAAGGGATGGATGAGGCTTCTCGGCTTCGATGAATACGGCAAGACGCCAGAGGGCATCTTGATCATGGTTTACGATCTTAAGGAACACTGAGATGAGCATCGGTGGCGGCAAGGGCGGCGACGATAACGACGCCAGGCAAACCACAACAAGCGAGCCGTGGTCTGGCGTCCAGCCCTATCTGAAGGGTGGCTATCAAGACCTCTCGACTCTCTACAAGAGAGGTGCGCCCGGTTATTATCCCGGACAAACCGTGGCGCCGATGTCGGGCTATACCACAGGTGCGCTTGATGCTATGGCGCAACGGGCGACGGCGGGGTCTCCACTCACGCGAGCAGCGCAGACAAGCGCGCAGAACACGCTCTCGGGCCAGTTTCTAGACCCCAACAGCAACCCGCATTTGCGCAGCGCTATGGACGCAGCGACGCGTCCAGTCATTGACAACTACATGAAGAATATCGCGCCGGGACTTGACAGCACATTTTCCGCTGCCGGCCGCTATGGCTCAAATTCCATGATTGACGCGCGCCAGGGGGCAGCGACCGACCTCTCCCGCGCCGTAGGCGACATCACCTCAAACATGGCCTACCAGAATTATGGCGATGAGCGGCAGAGGCAGATCCAGGCGGGTCTCTATGCAAATGACCTCGCAAACCAAGACTACATGGACATCAATAATCTGGGCCTCGCCGGGCAGGGCTTTGATCAGCACAACCAAGCGCTCATTGATGCGAATGTGGACAAATACAACTACAACGCCAACAAGGACTTTAACTGGATCAGCCAGAACCTGGGGCTTCTCAATGGTGCGGTAGGGGGCTCGCAGACGACGACACAGAAGGCGGCAAGTCCCAACCTGTTTACCTCCGCGCTAGGCGGCGGCTTGGCTGGCTTTGGTGTGGGTGGTCTGCCGGGCGCACTGCTTGGCGGCGGGCTCGGTCTCTTGGGCAGCATCTTCTAAGGGGCGATAGATGGGACTCTATGATTTTCTCAGCCAAGCCGGGCAGGGGTTTAATAGCGCTCTGACACAAGCGCAGAATCCCTTTGGTCTGGCGCCTCCCCCCGGCATGTCGCCGGAGATGGCATCAGGCATGCCCTATGTCGAGTTGGGCGCAAACATGCTCGCCAACTCGCATCAGAGGCCCATGCAGGCCCTTGGCGGTGCCTTCCGCGACATGAAGCAGCAGGGGCTGGAAAACTCAACCAAGCGGTTGTGGGCGCAGCAAGTGCAAAGCCAGATGCAAGACGCGCAAGAGGAGCGCGAGAACCGCAAGAAAATGACGGCTCAGCTTCAGGCGCTTTTGCAGGGCGGCGGAATGCCTGGTGCTGCGCCAATGGAAGCAATGGGGCCATTGCCGAACCAGCCAGGAGCAACACCGGACACCCCTCCGACATTCGCGCCTGCGCAGGCTGGTGGCGGTGGACAGCCCGGTATGGAGTTTTCTCCGGCCCAGAGGTTTCAGGCGCAGTATTGGCTAGGCGCTGGCGATCCTGAAAAGGCGATGACGGCCCTATTCAACGCGAAGGGCAAGACGCCGTTCCAGACCCGCGAGGTGAACGGTCGCATTTATGCCTTTGATCCTGAAACCGGCACTTTGGGCCAGGATCTCGGCGCAGCGGGCTCGAAACAGCAGACTGTCCCGGCTGCTATTCAAGGCGACGTGATCAAGGCCAAGCAATCCTATGCCACGCTCGACAAGGAATTGGCGGACTATGAGAAATTGGTTGAGCGGTCCGGCTATACGTTCGTGCCCGGTCAAGAGACTGACGCTGTTGCGCAGAAGCGCCGAAACATCCAACTTCAGCTGAAGGAGCTGTATAACTTGGGCGTCCTCAACGGGCCTGACCTCGATCTTATGAATCAGATGCTCTATGACCCGAGCGGGCTTAATCCTGACAATTGGGGCGCAATGGCGGGGCAGCTCTTCGGAGCGGAAGGTGCTGACCCCGCCAGCCGCGCTAAGGCCTCCTCTGGCAATCTACGCCAGATGATGAAGACCATAGTGGACAACAAGATTGCCCAAGCCAATGAGGCGGGCGGTTCTTATGCTCCAATGCCGGGAGGTGCGGAGACCGCTCCACCCGATGTTGACCCGAACGTCTGGGAGCACATGACACCCGAAGAGAGGGCGCTGTGGCAACAGAACTAAGCCTTGAGAAGCAGAAGGCGATTGCCATGGCCAATGCGCGCATGCGTATGGCCCAGGCACAGCAACAGCCACCTGAAATGAGCGCCGATGTGCAGACGCCGAATATTGGCGCGAAGGGCGACAAGGCTCCAGGCTCGCGCGTTCGTGCTGATGACCCGGGCCCTGCCGTTCTGGAAGGCGCGTTGCTTGGCTTTGGCGATGAAATCGTGGCGGGCGCCAGTGCGCCGCTGCATGCCGCGAAAAATCTCATCACTGGAGAGGGCCCGACAAGCATAGGTGAAAACTACGACCAGGCTCTTGCGCAACAGCGCGCCAAACTGGACGCCTCGCGCCAGCAATTCCCCGGCCAGACCCTTGGCGCAGAGGTTGGCGGCGCGCTCATGACGGGCAAGGTGCCTGCTAGTCTCGCTTTCAAGGGTGGCAATCTCGCGACAAAAGCCGTCAAGGGCGCAGGCGTTGGCGCTGGGTATGGTGCCATCGCTGGCTATGGCTCAGGGCAGGGGCAGGAAGATCGTCTAGAGAAGGCCAAGAGCGGCGGCAAATTTGGCGCTGCGTTTGGGGCCGGCGCTCCAGTGGTCGGCAAGGTCATCGGCAAGACGGTCAATGCCGTCACCCGCCCGAAGAACACCGCTCCCTCCATGGATGCCATCCGCCGATCGGCAAATCAGGCATACAAGGAAGCGGACCAGTCCGGGCTGGTGGTCTCTCAGCCGTCCTATTCCAATGCTGTGCAGGACATTTTGCAGACTGCGCAACGAGAAGGGCTTGACTACCGTATTCACCCCAAGGCCGCGAGCGCATTACAGCGCCTTGTTGAAGTGGAGGGTGGGCCAGTCTCTTTGCGCGAACTTGAGGTTCTACGCCGTGTGACCCAGAGTGTCGGCAAGAGCGTAGAGCCCGACGAGCGCCGCCTTGCTGGTATCATTGTAGACAAGCTGGACGATTTCATGCTGCGCCTTGGCCCGCAGGACGTGGTTGCTGGCAATCCAAACAAGGCCATTAATGCGCTGTTCAATGCCCGCTCGCCCTGGTCTTCGCGCTGTCGTA